TGGGCCATAGGGTTCTGCCAGACCTTAAGAAAGATGAGGATCAGGTAAGAATCCCTGCTCAGCCTGTTCTTTACTATGCGCTGGCGTTAGCTGCTAGAGAAAGGGGGGAGGTTGGAGGCCAGACCTCAGCAGAATTATTTAGCATGGCTCAGCAATATATTAGTGATGCCATTGCGCTTGACGCCAACTTAAGCCCAACTGAGAAAACGGCGGTGGCAGTCTAATGGCTCAACCTAATCAACAGTTCAGCATAAAGGGTACTGCCTTTCAGGGGGTCAACACTGAGTTTGATCCTATTGGTGGGGATCTGAGCTTTGCCTTGAGAGCCGACAACTGTGTTGTTGACAGGGTTGGCAGGATAGCCGCCAGGGAGTGCTTTAGGCACGCAGTGGACTTTCAGGAAGGAGAGATAGGCGACTACGGAAACGTAGATGTTTCAGCTATCTCTGCTTGCTATAGCGGCAAGTCTCACCATGTTGTATGCACTGCTTTGCTGGGAACTTATTACCCTGAATCGAAGCCCGTTGTTAGGATTGATTGGAACTCTCAGGAAGAGATTAGCACCTATGAGTTTGACCCTGATATGCCGTATACCTACGGCTTGTTCTGGGATGACGGAAATGGCTTAAAGCGGTGTAGCTATCCATCTGCTAATGGGCTGGAGAGATCACTGTACGTCCACTTCAAGGATGACCTGTACCTGTTTGCCAAGGGTATGCCATTTATGAAGTATGACTGTGCTGGAAGCTGGACTCCTGTAGATCATACGCCGCCACCTACTATTCCTGCTATTGACGGTGACATTGCTATTTCTGCCTATGGTCGACTATGGGTAGCTGGTGTTGATGGTGACTATCAGACTATCCACTACTCCTCTCTGCTGAGGGAAGATCTGTGGTATGACCCTACCGCTGAAAAGCCCGGAGATAACCCAGAACCCGACAAGTATTACAACGATGGCGGCGTCATTAATGTCTCTGAATACTGGCCTGTTGAGTACGATGAGATAGTTAACATCCACGCCCACAATGGCCTGCTGATTATATTTGGCAGGCAGTCAATCCTGCTCTATGGCAATGCAGGTAACGGAGATCCTGCTGGAGAGAATGGCCTGTTCCTTCAGGATGCTATCTCTTATGTAGGATTGGTTGAGCGTGATGCTCTCTGCAACATAGGTACGGATGTAGTGTTCTGTGATGACACTGGCATTCGCTCTCTTGGGAGGGTTATTCAGGAGAAGTCTAACCCTGTCTCAGAGCCTTCTCTGAATGTGAAGCGTGACTTCATGGAGATGATGCGGCTAGAGAACGAATCCTCTTATATGCTTAAGGGCATCAAGCTCTGCTACTTTCCAAACAAATCGCTTTTTGTGGCGCTGTTCTCTAGCTTGGGAATGGCATACGCCTTTAGCACTGATCGTCTTTCTACCACTGGTGGGGCCAAGGTTACTCGGTGGACTGAGTGTGACTTTGCCTGTATGCACTTTGCTGAAACCATATCTGAAAGCATCCCTTATCTTGGCGGCAGGAAGAATCTAGGGGTAATGAAATACTCTGGCTTTGATGACAGCGGTGCATTTGAGATGAGGTTTGAGTCAATGGCCCTGGGTGTATCTGGAGGCCAGATGATTGATGTGTTTAGCAAGTCAATTATTTATCTGCTCAGCTCTGACGCCATACCTGTGAAGGCTAAGGCTCTCTGGGGCTTTGGTGGCTACTTAGGCTTCAGCTATGACTTTACTACTGACCCATTGGGGTCAACCTATTACAACGTGGCAGAGTGGGGTATTGATGAATACATCGGCCCCAACACTGGAGTATGGAGAAACAAAGTGAACACCATGGGATCAGGCACATTCTTAAGAGTGGGGATGACAGCCCAAATAGAAAACACAGGGTTAGCAATTCAAGAGATAGCGGTTAACACCGCCGTTGGGAGGTTAGTAGCATGAGATATGATCCAAACTGGCAGGCCAATCAGGGCATGGCGACGGGTCAGGCTATGCCTAAAACTATGGCTCCTACTGCAATGCCTATGGCTCCTACGGTAATGCCTACTCCTACAATGCAGACTCCTGTTACTGCTCAATCTACTGGAGCAACTGGTAGTACTGGGACAACCGGCGGGAATATGTTTGGCAATTTCCTTGGCAAATTTGGTGATTGGCTGGGTAACAATGCTGGCAACCTTGCCACTATTGGAAGCATTGCTGGTGCTTTAGATAACGCCAGTGATGTGCGTGACATGGGTTATGCCGTTCAGCAACACCTTGAGAACATGGGCTATGAGCTTAATGATGGCTCGCAGTTTCAGGGTTATGGCGTAACAACAGGGCTGGGGCAGTCAAATGTAGGCGCTGATGGGGGCATTGATTTTGGCGTGAACCCTAATCAGTATCATCAGGCCGCTGGCGACGCTAACATGGCTGGCGCTAACAGTGCCTTCCAAGCAGCTCTTGGTCAAAGCGGCGGTCAGGGCAATGTTGATTGGAATGCAATAGCTCAAAGCCAGCTAGGTGCTTCTCAGGGCATCGGCCCCAATCAGGGATATGCAGGCAATGCCGCTCAAGATGCTATGGGCCGGTCATTAGCTGATCCTTCTCAGCGACAGCAAGAAATATTCCAGCGGTTGATGGATATCCAGAACCCTATGCTGGATCAACAGCAGGCTCAACAGCAGGCTAGAGAACACGCTATGGGCCGTGGCGGTATAGCAGGTAGCGCCTATGGTGGTACTGCTGAAGATGCGGCAATGGCTAAGGCTAGGGCGATGGCGGCTAATCAGGCCGCTGTTGATGCTATGCAGCAGGCTGACTCTGAGCGTTCTATGTTTGGTCAGATGGCTAGCCAGTATGGTCAGCTAGGCCAGCAGAACTACCAGAACATGGCTAATAGAGAGAATGCTCTGGCGCAGAATGCCGCTCAGTTTGGTCAGCTTGGCAATCAGGCCGTGTCCAATGCTACACAGCAAGCTGGCATGTTGGGTCAGATTGGTAATTCTATGGCTCAGCTTGGTCTGGATCAGCAGAAGCTGTCTTACCTGCCAATGCAACAGCAGTTGGAGATCCTGAAAGCGGCTCAAGGTACTGGTGCTATGGCTCAGCAGGGTCAGCTCACTGGTCAGGACTATCTGGCTCAGATGTTGCTGGGTGGTACTAACGCTAACGTCAATGCTCAGAAGGTATCTAGTGAGCTGATGGGCAACCTGTACAACTCACTATTGAGCAACATGGGCGGCACGACAAACGCTGATGGTTCTGGTTCTACAGGGATTGGTCGCTTGTTTAAAGACTTTAGCAATCTGTTTAAGTTCTAGGGGGTTAAGAAATGGTTGGAAGATCACAGGCAAGTAATCTCTCTGGAATGCTGACCAGTATTGGCGACACCATTGGTGAAATGGGTAAGCCAGGGGAAGCGTATCTTGAAACATTACGCACAACTCTAGCGCCTCAGTTAAACATGGAAGACCCGCAAAGCATGAAAGCGTATGCGGATTACCTGCGTCGTAATGGCAAAGAGCAAGAAGCCATGATAATGCTGGAAAAAGCCTCTCAGCTTGAGCGTGGGAATAAGTCCAGAAATGGACAGGCAGCAATCGTGGCTATGGCGTCAAAGCTGAAGCCAGGAATGGATGAGGCAGAGCGGCAGAAGATCTTAAGTTCTATTGCTCAAGTTGCCAATCAAACTGGGATTGAGCCATTTGAAGTAGATCAGATCCTTGAGTCTCAAAACATTGCTAGGCGCGGGGCGGCGGTTCAAGAGCGTCAGGCAGCTACGGCTGAGGAAAATGCGGCTATTAATCGGCTGGGAACAGAGAACCAGAACGAGCAGTTCTATGCGGGACTAAATCAGGATGATCGTCAATTCAGTGAGCAAATGGATTTCAGGCGCGAAGAGCTTGCTGAAACTCAGAGGTTCAACACTCATAGAATTTGGAGAGGGCAACAGGAGATCAGGCAGGGGGATGAATCTCTCTCTTTAGAGGAGGCGCGTGTTCAGATTGCCAAAGATCTTGCCAATGAAGAAATCACGATGGGTGAGTTCAAGCGGGTAATTATGGGTAATGAGGATGCCCGAGCCGCTGATATGCACCCTATTGAAATGGATCTTAAAGAGGCCCAGGTTAAAGTCGCTTTGGCTAATGCCGGTTATACAGAGGCGCAGACTAGAGATGTTCTGTATGAGTTAGGTTTCAAGCGTGACACAGAGGATCTGCGTAAAGATCTGATGGAGCTTAATGTCGAGAAGACTGAGGCAGAGATCAAGACGGAGCGAGCTAATAAAGACTATCTCAAGAAGAGAACGAAGCAGATTGATGCTGAGATAGAGCTAGGTCGTGACCGCTATGGCCTTGAAAAGCGAAGGCAAGAGTGGGAGATGAATAGGGGAGATGCTGAGCTTGCACTGAATGAGCGTATTGCTAACTCTCAGATCGAGCTACGGCAGGCACAAGTCGATGAGATTGCGGTCAGCATGAACAGCACTGTCCTTCGGGACGAGCTTCTGGTGGCAAAGGCTGAATCGGAAAAGATCAGCGAGGCTTACAAGGTGGCTTATACATGGCCTGTTGATCTTAACAATCCTAAGTCTGTTGCTGGTGCTAAGGAAGCATTTATCGCGACCTATGGCAAAGACTTTGCAATGGACTTTGATGATGCCATTCAGGAAAGGATCAAGGTTCAGACGCTTATAGATGACACATCACAGACTGCTCAATTAAGGGCAGATGCCAAGCCCAAGACGGTTGCTCAGCTAGAAGCGGCAGGAATGTCTCCGCAGGAAATAGAGGCTTACAAGTTGCTGACAGATCCGCAGGCAAAGAACCAGTACGTTCAGTCATGGGCTGTGCGTAAGACAACCGCGGAGAAGGGTAGCCCACCAACCAAGGCGCTGATGGAGATCTATGCTGGTGCGGCAAACCGAATGCGGTTGGATATTTTTGGATGGGATCTTCCGTTTGGGATGGACATGGCGGCTGTAGAAAACGAAGTCACCTTGGCTATGGCTACTGCTGCGGCATCTGGCAAGAGCGATCACGATATATGGCTGTCGGGTATAGAGGCTACCTTCCCTTACCTTGAGGAGGCGGGGTCAGCAAGCTCCGCAAAAGTCGCCGCTGGTATTGCCAGAAAGTATGAGGACAAGCAGTGAGCATATTGCCTGACTTCAGTACTGATTCTCTCAAAAAGCGCAAGAGTGATCTTGAGCGTTATCTTGAGAAGGCAACGTATCAAGGCAATAAGAAAGATGTTAAGACAATTAAAACTCTCATTAGGGAAGTTGACCGTGAGATAGAAGACAGAGAAGAGGGTATCTCTTCTGAGATAGCGGCCTTTGGTCGTGACATAACCAAAGGTGCTACGCTGGGAATGGTTGATGACTCAACCTTTGCCAAGGTCAGGTCTATTGGCGACATCTTTGAGACTGAGGAAAAGGCGACAGAAATCATTGCTCGTCAGCGCAGGCTAACCAAAGACAATCCTGAGTTAGAAATGGGCAGTGAGATTTTAGGTACTGCCGCTACTGCTATCAGCAACTCTAGGATTGTAGGCTCTGGGGCCACAAAGCTGGGTACGTTTAGCAGGCAAGGCGCTTTGGCTATGGCAGAGTCTATGCCGTACTCCTACCGCAATCTCGAATCAGCCAAGCAGTTTGCTCAAAACCAAGAGATCTTTGAGGGCTTGGATGAGCTAGGTTATATCGACTTTGTTAAGGAGATTAATCAGCTTGTTGTCAATGGGGTTATAGGTGGTGGCTTAGGCGCTGTCACTATGAGGAGTGCTAAAGATTGGGGTTCGGCTCCTTCATCCAAGAAGTATGCTCCTTCGCCAGAAGGGGCTAGGACACAGGCCGATGAAATTGCTGATGAGGAATTAGATCGCGTTACTTCTGTTGCCTTGGCTGCCAGGCCAATGATTGATGAGGCTTTCCAAAAGGCAAGGGCAAGCAGGGAAAACATGCGGAGCAAGCTGGATGCCGGCCCTGTGCAAAAGCCTACCCTTGGGGTTATCAATCGTCCCGGTCAGCATCAGTTCTCCATGCTGGATGAAAAGCCGTGGGTTAACCGCAAGACAAACGAGGAGCTAATGGATCAGCAGAAGGGGTGGCGAGACGCCTCCACTGCTGGCGAGGTGGTTGATGCCGTTAGCCGTGGCTTCAAAAACTTTATGAAGGATAAGGTCTTTGGTGTTGATAACAGACTGCAATGGGATATCAGTAGGGAGCTTGGCGGCAGGTTTCAGGTAGGAAACGAAAAGACTGTTAGGCAAATGACGCAGGAAATGGAGCAGTATGTTCGCCCTGCTGAGAGGGTGTTTGACCTTAATACTAAGGACATGCATCTCCAAGCCTTATTACTTGATTTTGCTAATGACAGTAAAGAAGTTCCATCAAAGATCAGAATGAACAATGTAAAGAACTACATTGAATCCAAGCTGAGCAAGGCTGATGCTGATGCCTTTGAGAATTATTACAACTGGTCAAAGCGAAATAGTGTTGATGCGCTAGAAGCATACTCGGGTGTTCGAAATGAAGACTTGTACACTAATCAGTATCTACACACTCGGCTCACCCCGGCGGCAAAAGAAAGGAAGGGGATAGAGGTTTCGGAGTTCGATGATCTGGAGCTGCCGGTTGACCCTGGCACTCTGCGACGAGATCGCAATTTTTATTTTGGTCCTTCCCCCAAGCTACGAGGCGGTCAGCCCACTCCCTCTGATTACTTTCCTGTCTTGCAGACTGACCTGCGACGTATAATGAACAACCGCCTCGCTATCAATCTCTCCGATCAGCTTGATATGCCCAAGTTCACGGACAAGACCATATCGCCGCAGGAATGGTTGCAGTACATGCAGTTAGCTATCCGCAAGAAAGGAATCAATAGCAAGGGTTCTGAAATGGCGGTGAAGGAAATCAAGGATCACATGATTGGGGTTAACAGAACTCCTGAGCTATGGATTCAGGGTTTCAACTCTCTGGGCTATGCAGGCTCACTGGCTGGCCCCAAGTCTGCCATCCTCAACCTGCACGATCCCGCCATGGCGGTTGTCAACTTCGATGTGCCGTTTTCTGAAATGCTACCCACCCTACGCAGGGCATATACCAACAAGGCTGGGGCTGACGTTGTTGGGTCTGGTATCGATCAGAACGTAGGTGAATTTCTAAACCAGCATACAAGACAAGTTACTCGTATGCAGGAGAGCAATGGATTCTCTCAGCAATGGTGGGCAGACAGCACCAGAGAATTAACCGACAAATTTATGAAGTGGTCTTTGTTCCAAAGGGCTGACATTTATTCAAAGAATGCAACGCTCAATGTCATTCTTGAGCAGTTGGTTAGAGAGGCAAAGAACGGAAGCATTAACCAGAAGTGGGGCTTCTACCTCAACCCTACTGACATGAATAAGCTAACCGGAGCTTTGAAGCGAAACGGGGCTGACTTTGGCAAGTACAAGGGAAAGGACTTTGAGCTAGTAGAAGACCTGGCGTTTGCTGCGCTAGGTCAACAGCAGTTGATTTCCTCATCTGGTCGAAGCGCGGCGTGGGCAAGGAACCCAAACCTCAGGCCGCTGTGGGCATTGCGTGGTTTCGCCAGTAAACAGCAGGGCATTTTGATGTGGAAGGTCGTTGACAACTTCCGCAAGGGGAATAGCAAAGAAGCCTATAAGTATCTGGGGATGTATGCCGCAGTGGTAGGCGGGTCGTTTGGTGTCCTGAATGAGTCTAGGCAATGGCTCTTTGGGGATGGCAACTTTGATCTAACTGGCATCTTTATGGGTATGGCAGATCAGATGCTTTCTACTGCCTCGGTCAATACGCTGGGCCTTAATGATTACCAGTGGGGCAGGATGAATGAGGTGGGAATTGCCCAAACATTTATAGAGAGCTTGGTCCCTGTTGCTGTAGACGTTCCATTTGAAATGGGTAAGGACGTTGTTCAAACATTGCAGGGAGATCAGGGGCCGCTGTATCCGCTTGCTCAGTTCCCCCTGGTTAAGCAGCCGATTAACTTTAGTCAGAACATGGTTGAGAATCTGGCGCAGACTGTAGACACCGCTACTTTCGATCAGGTCGATGTTCGGCCTTTCATTAAAGATCCTCAAGAAGAAGTGCTTAAGCGGGTGGGAATGCTTAGGCAGGTAGGGGGTGAGTAATGGCTAACAGGATTGTTAGTAACTTGCAAAGTTTGTTATCAGCCGCTCCATTACTACTTGAATATCAGGATCTACTTCGCCCATAGGGAGTTGCCATTTCTCTCGTAGCTCTATGTACTTAAAAGCATTTGCCATTCTAAGCTCACGCCCTATACATAAAAGCGCAGACTCTATATCGGCTTTGTCATGTAGCCTGTCGATTTCCTTTGCCGCCTCATCAATAGTCAGCGAGCCTGCTTTTACATGAACAACTTTGTCCTCACTCATTTCTTTCTCCTATATCCCTGACTGTATAACTCAATCAACTCCACTAGCTCAGCTGGTGGGGTGTATCCCTTCTGCCACTCAAGGGTGAGCGAGAAGATGATGTTGTTGTCCTCCCCTAAGAAAAACCATGTCTTATCGTCAGATTGTTCCACGTGGAATACCTTTAATGCTAAGCCAAGCGCTGAGACATCATGTTTCTCCATAATGTCTCCATGCTATTCAGATCATTAATGTGAACGCCTTGGGCTGGCTTGCCGTTCAGCTTAATATCTTGGATCTTGCTTTGGTAATTGGCCCGATTGATCCAGCCATAAACCTGCATGATGTTTGATTGATCGGTGGCCCTGACTAGTACAGATACACTCCAGCTTAATTTTCCATGCGGCGTGCCTAGCATCCATTGTCCCTGAGGGTGGTGTGTGGACTTAACCTGAAGGCCCACCTCTCTGTTGCCCAGATTTAGATACAGGTCACAGCCATTGTCTACGCCTAGCTCGTTGTAGGTAGAGCTGATGTCTAGCAACTTGGCTACAGCAATCTCTGCTTTTATTCCTAGCAGGTCAGCCTCTTGTCCTGATCTGGACGGGTCTATTAATTTATCTTCTATGCCGCAGGCTCTGGATAGCATAGAGCGGAGGGTCGCCAATCTTTCTGCCTGCCCCAGTTCTGGCTCGCTCAGCCTTACGCTAATCGGGTTGCAGTTCATTAAAAATAATCCTCAAACTCTATACGGCCTCTGGCCCCGCACTCCCTCAGGGCTTTCATCTGATCCAGTTGCTCTCTGTAATGCTTGGCTATCTCGCCCTTGCCCTTGGTCTTTCTGGCTTCTTTCCCACGGAATATGTCGTTAGCCATTTCCTGTAGAAGCTCGCGCTGTTCTTCGGTCAGCATCCTTTGCATCCAGTTGCCGCCCTCTTTCATGTGGCATCCGTAGCAGGCGGCAATAGCATTGAGGCCACAGAACCGGACCCCCCACTGCCCACGGGAAAAGCCATGAGAGCAGTGAAGTCCCTTGCTGCCTTCCTCATGCTGGCTACCGCACCGCTCGCACCGCCACTCGGCTCTCTCTTTGACGCACTTGCCGAAGGCCGTATCAGCAGGGGTGATTTTGATCCCACCCATCAGTGAGTCTCGGCCAAATGAAGAATCAGCACCATCGCCAGAACCGCTATAACGGCCCACACGGCCTCTGAATCAGGGGCTAGGGGTCTGGGTTCCCCTACTATTCTTTTGCTAGTACGGCGCATACAGAGGCTCCTATGGTTCCAGTGCAGGTATAGGGACGTTGACGCCAGTGTTTCTGCATACAGCATCAACCATGGTGGTCATTGCTTCAGAGAACTGGGTGGTTGTCAGGGTGGTACTGGAGTCAGCATCAAACATTGCCTTGATGATCGGCTTGTAGATCAACTCCCGAACGGATGTCTCGGTGTAGGGGATCTCAAGATCAGGTTTAAAAGGATGGGGTATCTCAAACCCCGCCTCATTCAATGCATCAGCCATGCGGCGGCAAAGCACAGCAAGGGTATTGTTTTGCTTGTTGGTGCGGTTGGCCCTGACTACAGAGTAGTACCGCTCCCTTCCTTCCTCTGCTTCGCGCAGGATGAAGTTGATGAAGAACTGCGCTTGCTTCTTATCCTTGACTAACCAGCGTTCCATATCTGCTCCAATTTGTACTTGTCAGGGATGGCATTGGGTGTGTTGGTACGCTTGGCTTCCTCATTAACTAGGATCAGGTATGCCTCAGCTTCCCCAAGGTCATCCTCCTCAACGTCAAAGGGTAGGGATTGGCCCCAGAAGATAGGTATCCAGTACCGCCAAGCCTTAGCTATAGGCTCGGGGCAGTCGGTAGTCAGAGGCTCTGATTGCTGAAAGCTCTTGGGTTTGTTCTCTCGCTTGAGGTTAAGCTGCTCAAGGATCTCGGCAGGGCGGGGAGCAAACTTGCCAATAGCAGGCCACTGACGCAGGCATTCAAGCCACTGGAAGGAGGTGTAGCCACTGTCCAGCACAGTCCTTGACCAGACCTGGCGGTGTACATCCTCTAGCTGTTTGTTATAGAACTGATGGGTGTACTTCACAGCAAACAGTACATCCTCTAGTTCTTTTTTTTCCACTTACTATTATCCTAGTAA